GAAGGAGACAAGACCAGACCATACTGGGTGACATATACACCAAAAGATATTCTAGGATTTAGGTCTGAGATCATAGATGGTGTAAGGCAACTCACACAGTTGCGTTTATTGGAACAGGTTGTTGAACCAGATGGAAAGTATGGTGACAAGATCATTAAACAGATCAGGGTATTGGAAAGGGGCAGATACGAAATTCATAGAAAAGATGAAAAAAAAGGTGAATATAAATTATTTGATGAAGGCGAAATGAGCCTTAAAGATAAGATTCCTTTTGCTGTTGCCTATTCAAACAGAGTTGGATTTTATGAAAGCCGCAGTCCTTTGTATGACATTGCAGAACTTAACCTCAAGCATTATCAGATACAGTCAGACTTGGATAATATTTTGCATATTAGTTCTGTTCCTATGCTTGCTGTCTTTGGGTATCCAAATGCAGATGAGATAACAACAGGCCCTAATGAAGCACTATCATTGCCACCTGAGTCACGCATGGAATATATCAGCCCATCTGGTGATAGCTATGACAGCCAGTTCACAAGATTGAAAGATATTGCAGAGCAGATCAATACATTGTCACTAGCCGCAGTACTTGGACAGAAGTTAGTGGGAGAGACAGCAGAGGCTAAGAGGATAGATAGATCACAGAATGACAGCACAATGATGGTTATTGCACAGCAGATGCAAGACTTGATTGATAATTGCTTAAAGTTTCATAGTGAATATCTAAATGAACCTAATGCTGGAAGTAGTTTTGTAAACAGAGACTTTGTAAGTGCAAGGCTAGAACCACAAGAGATAACATCATTGCTTACATTGTTTACTGCTGGGACTATCAGTCAGGAAACATTACTGAAGCAATTATCTACAGGAGAAGTTTTGCCAGATGATTTTGATATTGAAGAGGAGATTGAAAGTACGCAGCAGGGAGGTCTTACAGAAGTAGAGCCACCAGAAGAGCCTGACCCAGAACCAGAGGAGCAAGAGGAAGAATGATAGATGGATACTCCAGAGGTATTTTTTAGGGAAACTATTGATCTTAATAGGTATAGTAATTCTGTTGCAAAGAAATATGCTGTCACTTACAACGAAATAATAGTAAATGCAGCTAAACAACTTAAGCAGATTGATCTAAGACAACAAGCGGCAGATGCTGGTGTAGTAATCGCACCTCAGACAAGAAAAAGACTTAGAGCAATAATCAAACAATCAAAAGATAGTCTTGCTACATGGTCAACTAAATCGGCAAGAGATTTCAAAAAAGAACTTCAAGGGGTAACGATATTGCAGAAAGATTTTATTGAAAACGAATTGAAAAAGGTTACAGCATCTGGTGATGTGCCTATTAACAGCGTTGCCATAAGTCCAAAGTATGCAGAGTCGGTCATCATGACTGACCCATCAAAAGTAAATATTTTTACAAGTAAAGCTTTTACGGAAGATAATTTTGTTAACTTTGGTTCTGGTAAATTTAGTCTTACTGCTACACAAGGGGCTGCAATAAGGCTGCCAAATGGCACTACAGTAAGCAAAGCATTTAGAGGTCTAGCAGAATCTTCAGCCGAGAGATTAGATTTGGCGGTCAGATCAGGAGTGTTTGCTGGTGAGTCACTAGATCAGATTACTAGGAGACTTGTTGGTAGGCTTGAGTTTGCAGACTTTGGCCCTTTATCTGTTAAGCAGTTGGCTCTTGCTGGAGGAGAACTTACTAAAGTAGCTAATAATCAAATCTCAACTATTGTCAGAACATCTGTCAATCAGGTTACAAATCAGGCATCACAGGCTGTTTATGCAGCAAATAAAAAAGTTGCACCTAAATATGAATATGTTGCAACGTTAGACTCTAGAACAAGTCCAATATGTCAGAGGTTAGATGGTCAAATATTTGACTACAACAAAGGCCCTACACCACCTCAACACTTTAATTGTCGATCAACTACTGTCCCTGTTGTTGACTTTGATGGTCTGCAAAAGAAATATCCTAGTCTTGAAAAGCCGCCAGCAACAAAACTTGATACCAGACCAAGTATTACAGGTAGAGTTCCACAAGGGACTACATACGGAAACTGGCTACTTAATCAAGATAGAAAGTTACAGGTTAAAACTTTAGGTAGTGAAGGCAAAGTAAGAATATTTAAAAGACTGGCAAAAAAAGAAGGATCAGGACAGGCAGCTTTACGAAAAATGATTAGAAATGATGGTAGCGAAAAAACTTTAGAACAGTTAGAAAGATTATATACATAAAAATTATGCCACTTAAAAAAGGAAAGTCTGAATCTGTTATCTCTAGCAATATTCGTTTGTTGATGAGAGAGGGCCGCACACTGAAGCAAGCACAGGCCATTGCACTATCTACTGCTGGCAAAAAAAAGACAGCTAAAAAACGCAAAAAGAAGTAATTACCATTGGTTCATAAAACACTGCTGTTGGTTTTGTTGCGAGAAACTAAAATACCGCAGTAGGAAATACGATAGGTAGATAAAATACTGCAATAGGATTTACAACGAGAACACATAATACAGCTGTAGGTTTTACATTAAGTACACATAATACTGCTGTTGGTTTAATTAATACAAAGCTAGTTATTGCAATGGTTTTTAGTCTTACAAGTGGTTACTAAAATACTGCAATAGGAAATACAAGTGCTGACTATAATACTGCTGTAGGAATTACTAATGGTTACTAAAACACTGCTGTTGGTATTACGAGTGGTAATTAAAATACAGCAATAGGAATTACCAATGGTTCTTAAAACACTGCTGTAGGAAATACTATTGGTTACAAGAACACAGATGTTGGTTATAAATAAAAAATCTTACTGGTTGCAAGGGTTTTGGTATATATAACTGGTAACAATAATATTGCTATCGGAAATAAAAGTGGTTGATAAAACACAGCTATCGGAAATACTAATGGTACGCATAATACAGCAGTAGGAAATACAAGCGGTACACATAATACAGCAGTTGGTTGTTTTACACAAAAGGTAGTTATTGCAATACTTTTAACTGCTACAAGTGGTGAGCATAATACTGCTATTGGTTATACAACTACTGACAAAAACACAGCTATTGGTAAATACTATTGGTAACGATAATACTGCTGTTGGTTAAAAAGGTTTGTTTTAAAAACAGCTAAGAACCGCAAAAGGAAGTAAGATAAAGACAGCTACTTTTATTGTCATGCCTTCACACTATGGTTCAATGAAACCCAAAGGAACAAAGAAGAAAAAAAAAGGAGGCAAAAAATAATGGGATATACATTTAAAGTTCAGACTTATGATGAGTCAAAGCCAAAAGCTGTAAAAGAAAAACCAGCAACAAAAAAAAAAGCTAAAAAGTGACAAGAAAATTTAGGCGAGTTCCAAAAGACAAAAAGACAGGTGTTCCTAAAAAATATCTGTCTGGTTCTATGAACAAGTTAGCGAAAGCTGCCGAGATCAAGAGGACTGCCGAAGCTTACAGAAAAGGAGAATATATTGATATAAAAGCTGTATCTAAATCACGCACCAAACAAAATGTCACAGGCAAAAAGAAGAAAACCACTAAGCGAAAGCGTAAAAGCTAGTCTTAAAAAAAAAGCTGATGGTACAAAGTTTTTTTATGGTGAACTTGCAGAAGTTTATCGAAAGGGTCAAGGTGCATATCTTTCTGCTGGTTCAAGAAATGTTCCTATGGCAGCGTGGGCTATGGGAAGAGTAAATAGTTATATGAGAGGTGACAAAGCAAGAACAGCAGACGCAGCAATCTATTCAAGGTACAACAAAAAAAGATGAGACTTACTACCAGACAAAAGAACACACTTGCAAAGCACCAGAAAGCTCATGGTCACACAAAGGCTCATATGGAATATATGAAACGTAAGATGAGAGAAGGGGTTTCATTTACTAAAGCACACAATATGGCAATGAAGAGGAAGGGTAAATGAGTGACCCAAGATTGAAAAGGTTTGGATTGTCTGGTTTTAACAAACCAAAAAGAACCCCATCACACCCAACAAAGAGTCATGTTGTTTTGGCAAAAGAAGGGGATAAAGTTAAATTAATTAGATTTGGAGCACAAGGGGCAGATACAAAGCCACCAAGAAAGGGCGAAAGCATGGCAGATAAGGCAAAACGCAAGAGTTTTAAGGCAAGACACGCCAAAAATATTGCCAAAGGTAAAATGTCAGCAGCCTATTGGGCAAATGTTACAAAGTGGAGCTAATATTGTGAATAATTGTAAATTTTTTATTTATGGCTGAAGAACCAATCAAACCAAATCCACCTGTAGATACAGCAGCGTTGATGGCAGAAGTTGAAGCACTCAGAAAAAGCAACAGAGAAATTTTAGATGACTACAAAAAAGCAAAGGAGGCGGCAAAAGCTGTACCACCAGATGTTGATGTAGATGCTCTAATTGCTTTCAAACAGCAAAAAGAAAAAGAAGAGCTAGAGGCAAAGGGCAGATATGATGAGGCGATTGCTAAACAGGCACAGCAGTATCGTGATGCTGAAGAGGCAAAGAACAAAAGAATCCAAGAGCTAGAAGCTAGGCAGAGACAGCTTGAAGTTGAAGCCCCAGCAGTAACAGCACTTGCTGATGTTGTACACGATCCTCAGTATGTGCTATCTCGCATAAGCAAAGATCAGCTTGCAAGAGAGGCAGACGGAACAGTTGTAGTTGTTGATGGCTATAACAGAACACCAGTCAAAGACTGGGCAATGACAAAAATGCCAGCATGGGTACAAAAAAACCCAAGACCACAAGGCGGTGGAGCAACGACAACTAAAGTGCAGACTGAAACAGTAGTTGCTGGTGAAAAGAACCCCTTTGCAAAGGAATCTTTCAACCTTACAGAGCAAAGTAGGTTATATAGAACAGATATAAATAAATATAATATGCTCA